CGTCGTCGCTCGTGAAGAATTCACGCGGCAGCTGGCCGGGGTACAAACGGTCGAGCTCATAGAGCGTGCCACGGATATTGTGCGTGTCAGCAGTGACGTCTTTAAGATTGCCTGACCAGTTTTCGCGGAATGTATAGGGCTTTGGGTTGGTAAGAGGGTTTTCGACGCCTTTAGCAAATTTCTCCGCTAGATCGACATGCATCCCCATCATGCGAAAACCGGGACGATTTCCCTGCGAGTCAAACACTTCGCGCGTCACCGGGGTGCCAGCCTCGCGATTGTACATAAGGTATGACGAGTTGCGTAGGTTTTGCGGCGTGGCTGTTCGCGGTGAAGTAGCCGCGCCTTGACCCGCCCAATCGCGCATAAAGGCGTTCGCTCGGTTTAGATCGAGCCCGCCATATTCCATACCGCCTCGAATTACCGGGCCGGTATCGTAGAATCGAAGGGTGGGGTCATCGTTGCGTACTAGGGGTTGTAAACGCTCTGCGATATTATCGGAAATGCGACCGGTATTATCGATCACCATCTGGGCACGGCCTTTATTAGGCAGCTTCCCACCCGCCTCGACCGTAGGCAGATTTCCTTTCACCGAGACCTGCGGCACAAGACTTTCGGTCTCAGCGTAGGCTTGGGGTGACGTCTTAAAAATCTCGCGCCTTGCGTCAGGGTACGGCGAATCTTTTAATTCCGCAGCGCGATTATAAATCGCCTTGACGTCAGCCTCTGTCGGATTGGCACGCGTGACGACTGAAGGAGAACGAGCCTCGCCAAGAAGACGCTGCGCTTCTTTTGCGGCGCCCAGCAGGCCTTCGACAATCGGTTTCGCGCGCGGTGCCATTAGTTGCCTCCCAGAAGACCGGCGAGCGGGTTCACCGTCATGCCGGGAAGGTCAGGCATCTGGCCGTAGAATGTTTTGATGGGGCTCCCATCGCCGTAGTCGACCGTGTAGGCCTGCTGCGGGCCAGCGCCGGGGCGCTGCGGAGGCATCGGCGTGTTGACGAAGCCGCTGCCGTTTCCACCCTGCAAAGCGATCTGATTAGGGCCGGGGCCGACCGCGCCGCCATCACCACCTTGCGGGAGCGGTAGGTTTGGGAGCATGCCGCTTGCAAACACTGGCAGCGATCCACCGCCCTGACCCATGTCAGACGAATACGGTAGTGCGCCCTGCGCGAAGGACGGCAGCTGGCCTTGCGGCGGCTGCTGGAAGTTGGCGCGCGCAAGCGGCGGCAGCAGTTCGTTCGACTGCTGCGGCATCGGCTGCGGGTCAGGAATGTTGGGGAACGTGTCAGGCATACGCGTAAGCGCATCAATCGGATTAACGCGAGGACCAATCGGGCCGTTAGGACCGGCGCCGCCAAGCATCTGACCGGCGAGCGCGCCGCCCTGCATCTGACCAATCGTCTGAGGCGCCATGCCGACCATCGCGCTGCCGAGACCCGGCGAAGCAGGTAAACCGCCTGAAGGCATACCGGGGAGGGCGGGGAGACCGCCGACAGGAGCATTCGGCACGGACGGAACGCCGCGCGGAATCGGAGCGCCGGGAACGCCGCCATACGGCCCTTGGCCGATCATCTGACGCGCCTCGTTGATAACCGGCGCGCGGCCTCGGTTGAGCGTCTGAGCCAAACCGCCAACCTCACCTGATTGAAGCAGACGACCGGCAGACGGACCCAGCATGCGGATCATGTTTGAGAGAGGAACGACAGCCATTATTGCACCTGCATCTGATCAGAGGGGGTTGGTTGGGCGGTGAGAGCTCCGGCCTGTTTGATTTGCGCTTCCATCGAGTCGCGCGCGCGGTCGACTTCAGCTTTGATGGCGGCGATGTTGACTTGAGCGCCGTACTTCATTTGCAGCTCGGCTGCGCGCAGCTGCATGTCGACTTCGAGTCGATCCCGCTCGCGGTCGTCCTGCATCTTCGCCTTGACGAATTCGAGGTCCGACTTCTGCTTCGATATGACGATGTCGGCTTGCGACTTCGCCATCTCAGCCTTCGCCAGCATCATCTGCGGGTCGTCTTGCTTGTTCTGCTGTTGCTGCTGTTGGTATTGCTGCAACTCATCCTTCGTGACGTCGCGAACGTGCTTGCTGGTGTCTTTCACGCTGCCGATCTTCAAGATTTCGACAAGCGTGTTTTTAGCTTCCATGATACCCGAGAGCGGGTTCAGCGGGCCAAACTGCGCGATGATCTCTTTCTGCGCGTTGAACACTGCCATCATAGCAGCGGCGCGGTCCTGATTATTACCGAGGCCTAATCCGACGTTGACGATGACGTCCATATCGGCGTCCCAATACTTCGGATCGATAGGCACAAATTTACCGCGCAGGCGCGCAATCCGGTCTTTGTCCTGGTGGCGGATCACCATGCGCAAAAGACCGCGGAAAATACGGCGCATAGGGCCTTCTGCGAAGATGCGCGCAATCATCTCGATGCGCTGCTCCGCAGCCGACGTGATAGCCGTGACAGCAGCCTTCGTCGTCGACTGCAACACGTCTGCGTCGAGGCCCTGCGTCGCCTTGCTGATGCCGGTGCGCTGCGCGCGGACGTCGTCAAGATACGCGAGCACGCCAAGCGCCTGCTGGCCTACGAACGGCTCCGCAAACGATTGGACGGCGCCCGCCGTGCGCGCGCGAATAATTTGCCCGATTTCAGTTGAGAGAACGTCGTCCATATTGACGGCGCCCTCAAGAACGACGGTGCGGGGGAAGATCGTCTGCGCGAGGCTGTCGAGCGTATTACGCACGATGGCCGTCTTAATCTCCTGCAAATCCTTCGTCTGGTCGGCCATCGAGTAACCAATGACCATGTGCGGCTCGGGGTCGGGGCAGAAGACGGCGAAGGGAACCATGTCGTCCCACACTTCGTCATGCAGGACGTAGCAGCCATCGCCAACGGTGCAGACGCGGCGCGTTTCTGCGATGCCGTCACCATCCTTATCGATGCGGATGTAGTGCTCGATGTAGAGCACCTTCCGCATCATCGGATCGTTCGACGGCGTGTTAGGCCAGCCTTTAACCAGCGCCGGGTTGCGCTCTTGGCGCTCGTTGTTCATCTCGAAGCCGCCGCTTGTGGCGTTCTCTTCGAGCTCGTCGCGGTCGTACCCCATCGCCACCAAATCGGAGAGGGGAACCTCGCGCCGGTGGCCGATATAATCGGCGTGATCAAGATCACGCGCGTCCCGCGCGATCAGGAATTCTTCTGGCGGAACCACCTCGATCTTAAACCGCTGCTCTTTAAGCGTGCGGCGGATACGAACAGTGTAATTCGGCACCGGGCCAAGAGGAGCGCCTGTCGCAGGGTCGATCTCAGGTTCTTCAGTGTCCTCATCCGGCTTTTGCTCGATGATCTCGATGTCGTCGTCAGTCTGGAGGGCGGCGATGTCTTCGTCGCTCATGCCGCTAAACGACTGCTCGGTGATCTTCACGCTTTCGTCGACATACCACTTCACGATGCCGGTCTTACGCACCAAGGCATCCTTGAACGCGGAGAACAAAATCGTGAAACCCGGGTTCTCGACGTGGAAGATGTAATTCACATAATCTGTGGCTTGATCAGCTTCTTCGATTTTCGCCTGCAAGCGGGGCGCGAATTCGACGACGCGCTCGGTGCCGCAGAAGACGCGCAAGAGCGAAGGCAGGATCGCCTGCACGACATCGCGCACCTCGGTCATCACGACCTGCGAGCGGCCCTCCTCCTCAGTGCCCATCGGGTCACCGCGATAGTAGGATGTCGCCTGCTCACGTTCGGGAGCAATCTGATCGTCTATGTAGAAGATTGCGTCGTCAGCAGCTGCTTTAATGGCGGCGGAAAATTCTTCCTCGCTCATCGCCTCATCGGCTTTAACACGGCTCCCGCCGTCGTAGCTGCTGTCCATGTCCACCGCTTAAATATGGCGACGCGTCCGTCGCACCAAAGAATAGGCCAGTATTCGGGCCTCGAATTCTTTGACAACATACTTGAGTTGTGCCGTTAAAACAATAAAGCGACTGTCTAGTGCGCTTGATGCTCTTCGTCTTCTTCGTAATCGTCTTCGTCATCCAAGTATTCGCGCATAGAGAGCAGGTTGGTGGCGGTGACGAGTTTAGCCAGCGTGATGTCGGGATCGTCGTAAGTTGAGATGACTTCCAAGACGCCGTCCTTGATCACGACGACGACCATCTCGTCGGCGTCGAGGTCAGCGAATAGCTTCGGAAAATTGACGACGTTCTTCATACGATGCCCTTGATGTTACGTTTGAGTGGCCTGCCGGGTATCCAACGCGGCGCGCGTCCGCCGACCTGCGCGGCTGACGACGCAAAGGTGAGGCACAACGCGTCGGCAATGTCGGGTGATCGCAGCCCGCGCTTCTTCAGGCTGTCCTTCGGCTCGACTTGTATCTTGCCGGTTGAGGTGAATTTGTAGGTCGGCGAGACGAGCTCCATGCGCAGCTCGTCATTCTTCGGCAGCTTGCACGCCTTCTCACGCAGCCAGTCTCGGCATTGCAGCCACAAATCATCACGCAGCCGGTTCGCCTGCGGGTTCATGGCGCTCGACTCGGATACGTTTACGTCGCGGACGTTGAAGCCTAATTCGCGCAGGCGGTCGGCGACACCTGACCCTAGACCAATGCTGTCCACCAGCACCTCGTCTACCTTCTCGTCTTGCTTGCTTTCGTTGACGACCGCGCCGACGAGCTGCATGAGATCGAGGTTCTGCCATGTTTTAAATTCTACCACCACGTTGCCGCGCCTCTTACAGAGCACGCTGCGGTCATTACCAAAGCGCGCGACGTCGAGGCCGTAGACGAGCGGATCAGTGGTGGCGACGGGGATGTCGCGCACCATTGCCGCATCAACAAGCTCCGCCGGGATAAGCACGTCGTCGTCGCGCAGCGAGAACTCACCCAGCACGCGAACACGAAACGCGTTGCTGTCCTCGCCGTAGGTTGCCTTGATCTGATTGACGAAGTCCTCGGAGACGAGCGGAATGTCGACGCAGCTGACGTGCATCGTGAACCAGTCGGTCTTCAACCCGTGATGCGTGCGGAAGAAGAGGCCGGAGTTTCGCGTCGGGTTCCCGATCAGAATGGTTGTAGCCGAATGGCCTGACATCGAGCCTGCGGCGCTCTCAAACACCGGCTCGGGGATGGCGGATGCTTCGTCGCAAATCAGGAGGACGTGCTCGCTGTGGACGCCCGCTAGTGCTTCGGGCCGCTCGGCGGACGACGTCCTCGCCGATATGAACGACGTCTCCGCGGCGCCCTTCAGAGATATTCGCTCGCTTTGTACTTCAAGCAAATCCTTCAGGAACTCAGGGAGGAGCTGGACCCACTTTTTCACTTCGGAGAACAACGCGTCGAACAGCTGCCCCGCCGTGGGGGCCGTGCAGACGGTCTTCTGCGGGAAGCGCGTCAGCGCGTGCCAAATGATCACCCACGAGCAGGCAGTGGACTTACCAACCCCGTGACCCGCTCTGACGGAGATGCGGCGCTCGCTCCGCGCCACCGCGTTCATAAACTCCACCTGCCACGGGAGCGGCTCCGCCTTCAGCACATTGCGGACGAATTCAACCGGGTGGTTGTAGTAGGCCCGAATGAAGTCCTGCATTGGGTCTGCATTTTTTCCCGGGGATAGTGGCAAGTCGAAGGGTAGGGGTGGGGGGTTAGTCAAATATTCGTCTAGCGGGTGAGGGTGCCCGTTTCTGCCGCTACCCCCGGGGGTCCCAACGGGGGGCCGGGGGGCTTCCGCACGGCTTCCGCCTCCCCATTCCCCTGCGTCACCACTACCTTCCGCATCGGCAACATAGTCGTGGACCGGCGACACGGCGTCCGCTGCCGCCTCGATCACCTGTCCAGCTGTTATTGTATCAGTTGGTAGGTTGTGTGATTTCAATGACTTACGAGCCATTTTACCCCTCGCTGTTACCCGAAAGGTCGAGAATCGTCACCGGCGGATGCTCTCGAAGGGCTCGCATCTCGTCCGACAGCGTCTTGAGCGCCCTCAGATGCATCGCGCCCATGTCGGTCGTCTGCTGGTTCTGCTCGGCGCCGACCCGGCCCCAGCCTCGGTCGAGGATCGCCTGCGCAGCCGCCACCCTCGAGCTCGCCGTCGCGCCCGCGTCGCCCATGATCTCGGCGAGCGTGCGCAGCGCGTCGGCAGTGTGATCCCGCGCGAGCTCTCTCACGTCCCTCTCGCGGGCTTGCGATGTCTCTAGTGGGCTAGACGCGGCTGCGGCGGTCACAGGCATCCTGCTGCTGTCACGCGCCATTGGGCACCCCATACAAAGCGATCATCGCGGCCTCCGCACGCCCGTCGTGCTTCTTCAGCGGCCAGTGCGCGGCGGCTGCTGTCGGGCCGAATAAGGCCGCAGCGCGCTGTCGCGCCGCATCCTTCTCAGCTGGCACCGAGAGCGCCCGCTTCCACACGCCGGGATGCACGGGCTTGTACTCGATGCCCCTGACGGCGAGCACCGCCTCGAGCACGCCGACGCCGTGGCCGAACGAGAAGGCCGACGAGACGCCCATGCCCGGCGAGGCGCTGACCTGCTCGAGCATGGCGCGCTGCGGCGCCCACCGATCCACCAACGCCGCGACGCCCTCCGCGTCCACGCGTCTGCGGATGCCCCCGTTGCTCTTTCGCTCCTCGCGGATTGGCATGTCTGCCGTGTCGACGATGGCGCCGTTCTCGATCAGCGCGAAGGCTCCCCCGATGCCGGGATCGATGCCCATGATGCGATGCGTCATGCGCACACTCTGCTACGCAGATGCGGGTGTCGTCGATCCAGTGCACTAGACGGGGAGCGGGGTTTGCCTCACTTGCCTCAGCTGCCTCAGCTAAATCGGCAAAACTCCTATAATTCTCTCCATTTCCCCTCTAACCCCCTCTAGTGGACACCTACTCTCTCTTCCAAAATTAATAGAAGTTTTCAGGAAAGTACTGAGGCAGCTGAGGCAAAACGCCTTTTTCCCAATGATTTCAACGCCAAAACCTGCCTCAGTTGACACTTTACTTTACTGAGGCACAGCTGAGGCAGCTGAGGCAAAATCGCCCATTTTGAGCGTAACTCTCGAAAATCTGCCTCAGCTGCCTCAGCTGCCTCAGATCGCTGCACTGCAACATAACGCCCATCTGAGGCAGGCGCCGGTCGACTCAAAATGAGCTCTTAGACCAGGCATGAGTCACAAAAGTATTTGACGCACTAGACGGCCTCAGGAGGCCGTACAGCGGCATCGAGGCCTCCCCGGTACAACCACCCTCCCGACCCTCGAGAAGCCCGCCAGCGGGCAAAACCCGATTTGAGTCGACCACTTTGATTCCATTGACTCAAAACGAGTCAAACGCTCGCTTATAGACTTCACTAACATTTTACCCCGTGCCATCGTGCGCGCGTGTTCAACAACCCGCACGGGAGCCCACCATGATCGACGCCTTCCTCCTCCGCACCCTCGACGACCGCGCCCTCGAGCAGCTGTACCTCGGCGTGAAGCGCGCCATCGGCGCCAAGCGCGAGCAGCTGCAAGACGCGCGCAGCGCCGACCACCGCGCTTACTGCAATGAGGTGCTCTGCCAGCTGTTCGACGCCCGCGACACGCTGCTGCGCGTCATGGGCGACCGCGTCGCAGCCGCCGCCGCAGCCTGACGGCTCTCCTGCCCGCCGCCCCAGAGATGGGGTCGCGGGCGCAGGAGCCGCCCGGCTCGACTAACCCACAGGGAGACGACCATGACTAACACCATCCGCCTCGGCAGCGCCCACCGCAGCGAGCGCACCTACTACACGCTGCTCGTATATGAGCGCGGCCTCTGGGGCATCCAGTTCGGCGACTTCGACCGCGACGTCGTCGAGCAGGAGCGCCGCGACAGCTACCCGCGCAGTCGCGCCATGATCATCGCCTCGGCCCCCGAGCAGGCTGAGATCGACGCCGTCGTCGCGCAGATGAACGGGGAGGGCTGATCGATGTCAGACCTGTCCCGCTACGCTACGAAGGCCCGCACCATGCGCCTGCCGGAGCTCGTCTACGCCCTCGACGACATCCGAGGCACCATCGCGCTGCGTCCAGACCTGACGCTGCTCGATCCCTACCTGCGCAAGTTGCTGGACGAGCGCGACGCGTACCTCTCTGAGCTGCATCGCCGCAACACGCGCGACACCCGCCGCACCCGCCTGATCAAGCGCGCAGCCGTGCGCCACGGAGGCCTGTGATGCCGCGCGCCTACGCCCACACCCTGCCATCGGGCCGCGTCGTGTTCTTCACGTCGCGCGTCACGGCTGAGGGCTCGCGCCGCGCCGCTGGCGGCGGCGTCGTCGAGGCGCTCGATCTCCCGAGCACGCTCGTCGGCTGGATCGACTGGCTGAACGAGCGCGAGCGCGCCACCGAGCCGCAGGCGCCCTCGACCACCGAGCCGCCGCTCGACGACGACAGCATGGTCGCGCTTCAGCGGCGCGTGATCGAGAACCTCCAGCGGCAGCTCGACGCATTTCAATCTGCGAAGAGTTGAGGCAACGGACTCGAAATGGGTTAAATACACGATTCTAGTTAACTAGGCTCATTTAGACCCAAAAGCGCGATATCCGACTCAAAATGAGTCATCCACAGGGAGGCCGTGAAAGCGGCCTCCTTTTCCGTTTTGGCGCCTAGCTTCACTAAGCGAAGCGCGGTTTCGGGCACCTGCGACGTGGGTGCGACAGCGCGCAGGGTTTTACGAAAGCACGCCGCGTAAGCTTCAGTAATCACGCAACAATCAGAAACCGCCGGACGACTCATTTTGAGTCACCTGACTCGTGTTGGGGTAAAATAACAGTAGCTCAGTCGACCCAAATCAGGCCTTATACCTGAGACCGAACGGTTCGGTCGATTTGTTAATTTTAACTTGGAGTTAACCAACATGCCCGCCATCAAGACCACGTCCCAGAACCTCGTCCGCACTGTCGATCCCAACGTCGCCCCCATCATGTTGAGCGACCTCGAGCGTTTCGTGCCGAGCATCGTCGCCGACACGCCGCACGCCTCTCGCTCCGAGAAGTACGGGTTCGTCTCGACCATGCAGCTGCTGATGGGGCTGCGTGACCGCTTCCAGATCGTGCAGGCCTCGCAGTCGCGCGTCCGCTCTGACCAAAGCCGCCGCGAGTACACGAAGCACATGATCCGCCTGCGCCAGCGCGGCGTGGCGCCGGTCACCGAGCTGGGCGGTCTATTCCCCGAGCTGGTGCTGATCAACTCGCACGACGGCAGCTCGTCCTACCAGCTGATGGCGGGCCTCTTCCGCCTCGTCTGCTCGAACGGCATGGTCGTGTGCGACAGCGACATGGGCTCGGTCCGCATCCCGCACAAGGCGGGCGCCATCGGCGACGTGATTGACGCCTCCTACACCGTTGTCGAGAGCGCAGCTGGCAGCATCGAGCGCGCCCGCGATTGGAGCCGCATCGAGCTCAAGCGCGACGAGCAGGTCTACCTCGCCGAGTCAGCGCACGCCCTGCGCTTTGAAGAGGGCACCGCCATCGGCGAGGCGATCTCGCCTCACGCGCTGCTGGCGCCGCGCCGCATGGCCGACACGGGCTCCGACCTGTGGAGCATCACGAACCGCCTTCAGGAAAACGTCATCAAGGGCGGCCTGACCGGCATCGCCCGCAATCCTGAAGACCGCCGCCGCAGCCGCCGCGTATCCGCCCGCGCCGTGACCGGCGTCGATCAGGACGTCCGCCTCAACAAGCAGCTGTGGGCGCTCGCCGAGAAGATGGCCGAGCTCAAAGCCGCTGCCTGATCCAGCGGGCCGGGCCCCGCGCCCGGCCTCTCGCTCTCTTTCAAAGGACATCACCCATGAAGGCCCTAGTCCCCGCCTCCGAGCTCCTTGAGATCGCCGAGTACCTGCTGTCGCAACGCCTCGCCGACCCCTTCGACGCGGAGCTGATCCGCTGCATCGAGATCGTCGACGCAGCCGTCCACCGCGCCGCCAACCCGCCACCCGTGCATCACCTGCGCGTCGTGCCCCCCGCGTCACCGCAGGGCGCTTCCGCCGCGCGCTGACGGCGCCGCGATCCGCATCCCCGCACTGGGGGCGCGGATGTCGGAGCCGCCGGTTGCGCTCAAAGGAAAGGAAGGCACGCATGAGTTTCAGACAGATCACCGTCACGAGCAAAACAGGGACGCGCCTCACGCTAGGCGCGCGCCTCTTCGACGACGAGCCACTCGTCGAGTTGAGCATCGCCGCCGACGACGGCGCCCGCGCCACAGTCTGCTTCGACCCTTTCGCCGCTCGTCAGCTCGGGCAGCTCGCCAACCTCGTCGCCGGTGCTGCCGTCGACATGGCGGAGGAGGATGACAATGACCTTTGACATGAAATCGATGGGCATCGACACCGAGCGGTTTCACAAGCCGTCTCAGCAGGCGCAGGAAATCGCGCAAGAGATCGCGCAGGCAATCACGCACATCGCGAGCGGTGTCGTCGACGCGGGCATCTCGAGCCGCTCCGCCATTCACCTCGTCACCGCGGCCTCAGCGGGGGCCCTAGGCACTGCGCTTGGGTTCGGCGTGCTCCTCGCCGATAATTTGCCGAAAGATGCGAACGAGTGGATCGACGACGAGATCGCCGCCTTGATCGAGACGTTCGCCACCAACCTGCGCGCCTCCCGCGCGATGGCCGAAATGTCGGCAATGCCAGCGAGGGGGAGCGCATGACTGAGCTCATACGATACGGCGCCGAGAAACGTGAGGAGGCCATCCGCCTCGCGAGGGAGGGGCTGGCGTACATGGAGATCGCCCGGCGCCTTGGCATCAAACGCGTGTCGACCGTGTCCGATTGGGCGCGCAACGCCCGCCGGTACGATCCTAGCGTCCCCGAGCGAATGTCGGCGGGCCTCGTGCGCAGCGCCAGCTCCGCGGAGCGTAAGACGGCGTTAGAACGCCGCGACGCCTACCTGCGCACGCTACCGCCGGTGCTGAACCCGAACATCACCGTGCTCGGCGATCCGCTGCCGGGCCGCTCCGCCCTCGATCAAAAGCGGGCGGGCCAGTGAGTGATCAACCCTACCCAGTGCGCAGCGAGCGCGGCCTTCACGCCGAGCGGCGCATGCTGCTCGCCAGATACGACAGCGGCGCGCTGCCCCCGGGCATCGCGCACGCGGTGAAGAGCATCGAGGCGGAGATCGCCCGCCTCCAGCAGCGGCGGCTTCTGACTCAAAACGGGCCAAGGGCCGCATCTTAGGCTTTACGAAAGCCGCACACGCAACATCTAGTAGGTAATACACATTCCACCTACTAGATGTTGCGGCCCACCGTGATCGACAGACCCTTCCTCACAGTCACTGAAATGGCGGCGCTTCTCGGCGTCGCGAAGAAGACCATCGAGCGGGCGATCCGCGCGAAGCGTATTCCTTACGTCAAAATCGGACGCTCTGTGCGTATTCACCGAGATGTCGTGAAAATACTTACCAAGCAAGCAGGCGCAAAGTGACCACTATACTCTGGCCGCATCAAGTAGAGGGAAAGCGTAGACTGCTGTCTGGGCACGCGTTACTTGCGTGGGAACCCGGCACCGGCAAGACGTTTCCCGCCATTGCGGCGGGCATGCAGGTCGACGGCCCGCAGCTCTACCTGTGCCCGGCCTCGCTGCGCCTCCAGATCGCCGACGAGGCCCGCCGCTTGAATTCGACGCTGCGCGTGCAGGTGATCGAGCGCGGCGCGTCGGAGATCGACGACACCGCCGATCTCGTCGTCTGCTCGTATGACATGGCGGCGGGGCAGGCGTTGTGGAAGCAGCTGTTTGCGCGCAGCTGGGGCTCGCTCGTCCTCGACGAGGCGCATTACCTGAAGAACAAGGACGCGAAGCGCACGCGCGCCGTGTATGGCGCGACGCTCGCATCGCGCGGCGCTCTGTGGCGCAAGGCGAAGCATGTGTGGGCGCTGACCGGCACGCCGGTGATGAATTCACCCGCCGATCTTTGGACCCACTACAGCCGCCTTTTTCCCGAGGCGATCATCGATGACTTCGACGGACAATTCCCGCTGCGCTTTCGCGCGTGGGTCAATCGCTTCTGCGTCCTGCGCTTCACTCAATTCGGCGAGCAGATCGTCGGCGGTCAGAACCTCGACGAGCTGCGCACGAAGCTGGCGCCGTTCATCCACCGGCTGACGAAGCACGACGTGATCGACGACATGCCGGAGCTGATTGTCGACACGATCCGCGTGAACGCGGACAGCATCGCGATGGACACCCTCGACGACGAGGCGCAGGAGGCCCTACAGGCCCTTCGCGCCGTGCTCGCCGGGGGTGGGAGCCCTGACGAGCTGGCGGCGCTCGCCGTGCCTCTGGCGACGCTCCAGCGGCGCATCGGTTTGGCGAAGACCCAGCCGGTCGCTGATCTCATTCGCGACGAGCTCGCGGGCGGCGCGGGGAAGATTATCGTGTTCGGTCTACACCCCGACGTGCTGCGCGGCATTGCCGAGCGCGTCGGCCACGCCGTCGTCCTCGATGGCCGCTGCTCGCCGCGTGAGCGCAGCGCAGCCATTCAAGCATTCCAGCGCGACGAGAAGGTGCGCGTGTTCTGTGGGCAGCTCTACGCCGCGGGCACCGGCCTCAACCTGCAAGTCGCCGACCGGGTGATATTCGCGGAGGCGGCGTGGACGCCCGCCGTGAACGAGCAAGGGATCGCGCGCGCCTACCGCGCGGGACAACGCCGCAACGTGCGCGTCTCTTTCGTCGCGCTGCGCGGCTCCATCGACGAGCAGGTGCAGGCGGCGCTCGCGCGCAAGGCTCGCATGGTTTCGCAAATCATTGAAAAGGGAGAAGAGAAATGAATAGCGCGAACCTACAGTTCGATGTGACGAACACGCGCGCGGCGCGCGACCAGTTTGAAAACCTCATTTCCATGCTGGCGAAAGCGATGCCGAACGCGTCGATCTCCGTCTCGATCTACGCGACTGCGTCTGAAACGCTACAAAACACCATCGGCTGGGAGGCGCCGCCGCGAGAAATCAAAATTGATCTCGACCGCGTCAACGTTAACGCAATCGCCGACGACGTCTCGAAGACGCTCGACCAAACCGTCGTCGATCCGTATCGCGATCAGCTCGAAGCAATCACGCGCGCAGAATTGAACGAGCTGCTCAACCGCTACACGGCGAAGCACCCGAAGAAAGCAGTCGGCACGCGCGAGATGCTCACGTCGTTTGGCGGCGAGCGCCTCTCTGAAATCAACGAAGACCAGTGGCCTAAGATCGCGAAGACCGCTCGCGCTTATCTCGATCAGGTGAAGTAATGCAGCCGACCGCTCACTCACGTTTCGGCGCGTCAAGCGCCTATCGCTGGATGAAATGCCCCGCCTCTGTCCGCATGTCGGAGGGCGCGGAGCGGCAGGAGAGCGAATACGCGCTTGAAGGCACCATGCTGCACGAGATCGCCGCGCGCATCCTGATGAAGTGGATCGATCAGGACAGCCAGAACGAGCAGCTCGCGGACGAGCTTCTGAAATTAAACGATGATCAGCGCAACGTCGTCTCCGCCTACACGCGCGTCGTGCGCGACGAGGAGCACATCCTCGCGCTCGACGACGACAACACGAACACGATGATCGAGCAGCGGTTCTCGCTGCCGTCTTTGCACCCCGAGTTTTTTGGGACGGCTGACGCGGTGATTTCGACGCGGCGCGCGCTGCGCGTGATCGATCTCAAGTGCGGCAGCGGCGTCGCAGTGACCGTAGACACTGCCGGTCGGATTAATCCGCAGCTGGGATATTACGCGCTCGGCGCTCTCAGCGCGCTGGGGTGGAACGTCTCGATCAACGGCATCGTGCCGCCGCGCGGATTAGAAGATCAGACCGACATCGAGATCATCGTCGTGCAGCCGCGACTCGGCGGCATCAAGCGCCGCAAGGTTGCCATCGTCGAGCTGCTCGATCTCGCGGAGGACTTGGTATTCGCCGCGAAATTGGCCGACACATTTAATCCGCCGGTGAAGGCTGGCGACTGGTGCCGCTTTTGCGCTGCGCGCGCCAGCTGCCCGACGCTGCGTGAGAAGGTGCTCGAAGAGGCGCGCATGGATTTCAGCACCGGCGACATCGTCGCGCCGCAGCTGCTGGAGGGGAATGAGCTGACGCGCGCGCTGCGCTCGGCGGATTTAATGGACCTGTGGATCAAGGCGGTGCGCGATCACGCGCGCGCGCAGATCGAGCAGGGCAGGCGCGTGCCGGGTTTCAAACTGGTGGCGCGCGCAGGACACCGGAAATGGAAAGACGAAGTCGTGACGACTGAGACGCTCGTCTCGACGCACGGCGTTCGCGAAGACGATCTCGTCACACGCTCGGTGAAGTCGCCAGCGCAGGTCGAGCGCGTCTTGAAATCCTACGGCATCGACCGCGACGTCATCGACGATCTGGTCATGCGTGGATCGTCCGGCGTCGCACTGGTGCCGGAAGAAGATGCTCGCCCCGCAGCACGCGTCGGCGCAGCAGCAGACTTCGACTGACCGAGAAAAAAAGGAGGCCATCGTGGGCCAGAAGCTAATCGTAGGACCGGGGCGCCTGTCGTTCCCACACTTATTCAGCGCGCAGGCGAATGATCGCGGCGAGATGCGTTATTCGCTTGCGCTTTTGCTGCCGCCTGAGACCGATCTCAAGCCGATTCGCGCGGCGCTCGCCGCCGCCGCGGTCGAGAAGTGGGGCGCCGACAAGGCGAAGTGGCCGAAGCAGATGCGCGGGCCGGATGAAGTGATCCGCAAGTGCGAAGAGAAGGATCAGTACGCGCAGTTCGCGGGCTGGCACTACATCAACATGAGCAGCTCGGCGAAGCCGGGCGTCGTCGACGCAGCGAAGAACGACGTGACAGACGCCGCTGAAGTTTACCCCGGTCGCTGGGCGCGCGTGTCAGCTGCTGCGTTTGCATACGACAACAAGACGAAGGGCGTCAGCATCGGCCTGAACAATGTGCAGGTCCTGAAGCATGACGAGTCGCTCGGGGGCAAGCCCCGCGCGAAGGACGACTTCGACGAGTACGCCGACGAGCTCGGCGCCGACGATTGGACCTGATCGAGATCGAGATCGATTAGGGACGAGTTCGCGCTGTCGTTTGGTGGGCTTTCGACAGCGCGGGGGCGGCGGTATTTCTCCCTGCCGCCGCCCCACCTTTTTTCTGAGGACATCATGGCGACACTCTACTGGGACATCGAAACGCGTTCGACCGTCGACCTGCGCAAGGCGGGCGTCTACGTTTACGCGAAGGACCCCACGACAGAAGTGTTGCTCGCAGCGTGGTGCATCGACGACGGCCCGGTAGTTTGGGCGCGCGTTGATGATCCGCTGATCGATGATTTGAAAAACGCGCTGCGCTATTGCGATCGCGTCGTCGCCCACAACGCAGGCTTCGAGCGGCTGCTGCTGACGCATACGCTCGCCGAGCGCGACGCAAGCTGGCCGGTGCCGCCGCTTCATAAGTGGGATTGCACCGCCGCGCGAGCC